TGTTGTTCTAGATGACGTTTGGCGTGGTCGTACCGTTGAACAGGATGCCCGCGCTCAAGCCAGAGAAGTAGTTGCTACGGATCGTGTTGAACGCAGAATACGTTCCGGTGCTGTTGAGGTATATGCCTGTGTTCGTGTCCCCGACGCCGAGGCCCTTGAACGTGCACCCCTCGATCGTACAGTTGCGCCACTGGCAGTTGACCGCCGAAATGGTGTTGCCGTAGATCATGTACTGGCTGGTGCTGCCCGAGCCGAACACGAACTCGATGTCGCTGATCACGACACCTTGCAAGAACGCAGCAACGAGCAGTGAGGTGACGCCCGAAGCGAGCGTAAACACTGTGCCGGTGAGCCCGCCGCCGCCCAAACTTCCCGCTTGGCCTTGCAGGCGCACAGGGTAGTTGGCGATCGTAACCTGCGAGCTAAACAGGTAGCTTCCGCCACCTGGGAAGTCGTCCCACACGTAGGAATTGCAGAGGAGCGCATTCGAGAGCGCCGTGCTGCTCGAAGCAACGCCTGTAGGATCTGCACCGTAGCGTCGAAGCGAGCCGTAGGGGTACTGGACAATAGGCACTATGCTGTTCGCGATCTCGGTTGCCGAGCGCGGGAAGATCAGGCCGCCGACGAGCGCCGCGGTCACCGAGCCGCTTGAGGTGAGCGCGGCCGGGGTCGGGTTGCCGTTCGAGTCGAACGCGAGGTACAAGCCGGCGTAAGACGCAGCGGGCAGCTCGTAAGAGGCCAGCTGCGGGGAGTTCGTGTTCGGGATTTGCAGGCAGTTGTTGATCGACTGCTGCAGCTGCTGCATGATCAGGTAGATGCGGTTGTATTCGTTGTTGAAATTCGATGAAAAGAACGTGCCGTTCTGCGCGAGCTGCGTGATGCGCGCAATCGAGATATTTCGATACAGCGTTATGATCGTGCCTGCAGACTGACCGGTCGTAAAGGTCAAGTTCCCGCCGCCGGTAGCGCCTTGGCCGGAGAGCGTGTAGCCTGAGTCAGTCGCCTGCTGAACGCCGTTGATCAAGCACACGAGGTCCGCATCCTGCGTGATCTCGAACGGGTACGGGAACACCGTCTGGCTCGAAGTCGAGACGTACTGGATGTACGGCGTCTGCGCCGGCACGGAGAGAAGGGTCAGGGGAACGGCCATGGATAATCCTACTGTTGAGTTCGGATGCGATTCTTGTCGGCAGCCCAGGCGATCAGGCGCTGCTTGAAGTCATCGTTTTCGTTGTAGAGACGGGCGCGACCTGCGCGGTCAGCGTCCTCTTGGTACTGGGAGATGATCGCGGCCCGCTCAGGCGCCGTCGCTCCTTGATAGAGCCCGGTCTGCATAACTTGCGCGAGCTTATCGTGTAGGTTCAAACCCCATCCGGGCACAGGCTCTGCGCGCGACTTCTGCACAAGCTCGGAATATTCCTGAGAGGTAAGCGGGAGCCCGGCGCCTCCAAGGATACCTTTGCCTGAGCCTGACTGCGGCAGCGCTATGTACTTGCTCGGCATCTTCATCGGGACATCGTGCGTCGCGTTCATCACCGACTCGAGTTCGTCCGTGACGTCGTCCTGTTTCACCGGCGAGCTGGGGAAAGGGCTCATCGGCCCGAGGATCGAGTTGCCGCCTCGGCCTACCCGAGGTTGGCCGAAATAGTCGACGCGCACGCCGAGCTTCTGGGATTGCCCGGGGAGATCGTTCTCGATCTTGTCGAGAAGGTTCTGCGCATCGCGCAAGTACGGATCCTGCAGGTTCCGGCTGAACTCGATCGCCTTGCTGTAAGGGACCATTGAGGTCGCGGTGTCTTGCGCCCACATCTGGAAGCCCTTCTGCGGATCTGCGAACATCTCAGCGAACTTCGCGGCGCCCGTCATCAGCGTCTTATCACCGATGTTGGTGATGACAGAAGCGCCCACGTTCGTGATCGCATCGCCCAGCATCTCCGCATGCGGCTTCAGCGTGTCGATCTCCTCGTCCTGGTGGACGTGCGAGAACACGCGGGCCGCGTTCGCTGTGATGCCCGCGACGGTAGCGATAGGCTCGAGCCATGCGTAGGAGCGCCACTCCTCCTGGCCGGTGACCGGATTCGTAACCTTGATCGACAACGGCTGGCGACCTTCAGCGTCCCACAACGCGCGCTCGGCAGGATCCTTCGGCGCATCGCCGGTGATGCGATCGTGCACGGCCAGCCAGCCGAGCATCGAGGTGATCGCCGTACCGGAGGCGATGCGCCCCTTGGCGAGGTCCGCTTCCATGCCGCCTGCGGCCAAGGAGTTCCGTATGCGGCTCGAGAACAAGGCGAGCGGCGTGCGCTCGACGGCGCTTTGCTTCAGGATGTTGGTTGCCGTCTTCATGAACGGGAAGATGAACTTGAGCGCGGGCGCCTGCGTCGTGATGAAGTTCGAGAACGCCTGGCCCGGGCCGCCTTCGGGGAACGGGCTCTGGAAGGTTTGGCGGTGAGCCCAGTCTTCCTCGGCTTGCAGCATCTCAGGAGAAGGGTTCTCGAACATCTGCTTGGCGACCACGCCTTCGTCGCCCGGCTTCAGTGTGCCGTCGAGAAGCTGCGAGCGGATCTCCTTCATGACCATCATCGTGCGGTAGCCACGCGCGCCCATCGTCTTCGTCAATTCGTCCACACCACCGATCACACGGGAGCCCGGCGCATCGATGACTGTATCAAGGACCTTAGCGAAGGAACCCAGGTACGTGCCTTGCAGCTCCGGCAGAACCGACTGCGTCGTACCGAGCTTCGGGTTCACGTTATTGATGCCCGATACGTCGCTAGGATCGAAGCGCAAGAGCCCGTCCATAGAGACGCCGGTCTTCATCGTGCGGCCCATAAGTCGCAGCCCGTCAGAGGTGCCAGAGATGACGCCGTGGACGTACGTGTACGCGTCCGCAAGATCCGCGCCCTCCGCGGACGTCGGGAAGCGGCCGATGCGGCCGGCCAAGCCGGTAGCGCCGCGGATCATGCCGGCGTTGACGATATCGAACGCGTTCACGGCAAGGTTGTAGTTGTTGCCGATGAGGATCTTGGCCCACGTCGGGGGACCAGAGAGCACGCCGTTCACGAAGATGCGGGTGATCATGCTGCGTGCGGCGAGCGCGATGCGTTTCGGGAGGCTCCCGAGCATGATGTTCGCAAGACCGACCGGCGTCTGCGCGAGCTTGATCGCAGTCACTTCCTGGTCGAGGTTCGGGTTGTTCTGGCGGATGACCTGGGCGATGTGGTCCATGACCGCGGGCGGCAGCGTGCCGGGCGCAGGGATGCTCGCCGCATTCAGGCCGCGGCCCTGCTCAGAGACGCCGCCCGCGAGCTGCGTGTGGTAATCCACGAACTGCTGCTTCTGACGGGCGTACTCGAGGATGTCCGCGGAGGTTGCGGCCCCGGTGAGGATCTTGTCGGCCGGACCGGCCTGGAGGGTGCCCAGGAGGTTCTGCTCTACCAGGCGGGCCGCGAGGACGGTCTCAGGGCTCGTGAACTGGGTGCCCAGCTGGCGCTTCAAGACGGTGCCCACGACGTCGGTGCTGAGCGCGAGGTCTTGCGCGAGTCCGAGCAGCTGCTCGTTCCCGATCGTGCCGCGCTTGGCGTCGAGGATGGCGCCCTTATTGTCGTCGGCCACCTGGAGGATGGCAGCCTTCATACTGTCGGGCGAGGCCATCGTGTCCGTGTTCGGCATGTGCTCGAGGTTGAGCTTGCCCTCGAAGTCAGACATGTTGGCGGTCACGAACCGCTGTGCGTCGGTGGTTACGGCCGCTTCCAGTGGGCTCTGCGGGGCCGGACGCGGCGGGATGGGTTCAGGGACGGGGTCGGTGGCCGGCGGCGTGCCGGCGGCCTCCACGGGCGTCTGGCCTGGCTTGCCTAGAGGCTCCGCCTGCGGCTCGAGGTCGCCCACGGGCGGCGTGACGGCAGGCGCACCGGTGCCGGCGTCAGCCGGCGGAGACGGGGAGGTGTCGACCGGAGCAGGCGCCGCCGGCTTCGGGTTCTGCGCGGAGAGGTCCGGCATGTCCGGGTTGACCGGCTCGGGCGCGGCCGGGCTTGCCGCGGGGGCGGCGGGCGATTGTGCGCCTGCAGCAACGCCGGCGTCAGGCGCGGCGCGCTTGGCAGCCTGGGCGGCAGCGGCAGCCTCGGGCGCGCGTGTGAAGTCGGCACCCTTGCCGAGGGTCTTCAGCGCGCTCGCGAGCGCTTCACCTAGTCCGTAATCAGGCACCTTCACTCTCCTGTTTCGTCAGCAACTTGTCGAAGGCCTTCGAACCGACGGCTACCGAACCGACGCCGAGGATGTGGCCGACCACGGCCTTGTACTTGTCCCAGAGCGAGCCGCTGCCGTCCGCTGCCTGCGTCATCTTGAGCGCCGCGCGGAAGCGCGGGTTGGCCTCTGCTTCGGCCGCGAACTCGTTGACGTTCGTCAGGCCATACCGATCGTGATCCTTGAGCGCGGCAAGCGCGTTCACGGTCCCTTCGTCTGCCGCAGGCTTAGCTGCTGCAGTCGCTTCCTTGAGGAGGCCCTTCACAGCGGCGCCCGCATCCTTATCGTCGGCGAACGCGCGGATGGTGGCCGAGTGAACAGCCTCATGCACGAACGTATGCAGCACTGATTGGTTGCTCGCGTCGAGCGCGCCCTGGTGGATCGCGAGCGTGTGGCTGTCGGTGTGGTAGGTCCCGAAGTCGCCGCGCTGAGCGCCTGCCGTATGGTAGCCGGTGCCGGACGCTACTACGTTCGCTCCCGAGTCCTTCGCTACGAGTCGATCGATGATGTCCCCGTAGAACGCGCCCTGCGGGGTGTTGCGCGAGATACCGCTGCTCAGCGTCTGCAGGATGGGTTTCAGCGGCGCGCCGTGCCCGTAAGCTTGCTGCTCCAGCGGGCCGCCAGGAACTTGCGCACCACCGCGGTCATTGAACTTCTGCAGCACGTTGCGCAGCGTGTTCACTGTGTTGCGGTTCTGCACGATGCCGTTCCGTAAATCCTCGTCTGAGGCCATCACGCTAGGGAACGAGCCGGAGGACGCAACACGCTTCGGCGACGGCGCAAGCTCGAGTCCTGCGTCTGGGATGGTCTCTGCGGACGGCCCTTGGTTCGGCTTGCCGAATGGCGGCTCCTTGCCGAGGACAGCGTCTTGTAACGCCGCACCTGTGTCCTGCGGCTTCGTCAGATCGCCGACAGCGCCGCGCTGGCTTCCCGGCGTCGGAGGCGTGAGATCGCCCATCGATCCCATGTTGTTGTCGGCCATGAAATGCAGCGCATTCCATCCTTGCTTGAGGACGCTGCCGCCCGTGTGCAGCATGCCGGTGAGCGCGGCGCCCGCGCCCCATCCGTCGACCACGTTCTTCCAGCGACCTTCGGCCTCGCCCTCGTTCTCGTGATCTGCGAGGTAGTTGATGTAGTGCTGCACACCGTCTGGCGCGACTTCACGAAGCAGGTTGCCGAACTGGCCCTCAGAATGCTGCATCAGCGACACAGCGTCCGCGAGGCGCGGATCATGCGGCGCATTCACGGTGGCGCTCGTTGCAGCGTCTGCCGCCGCGAACTGCGCAACTTTGCCGGTAGTGGCCGCTGCGCGCGCTGCGAGGCCCGCCGCTGCTTCGCCGCCGGAGGCGAGGGCCGCGGCATTGCCGAAGGAGCCCAACACGCGCGAGAACATCATGAACGACGGTATGAACTGGCCGGCGCCTTTGATCAGGTTCTCCGGGATGCTCGGATCCTTGAGCGCGATCGCATCGCGGAAGTTGAGCACAGCCTGCCGGGCATGCTCATACGCCGGGTGTGGAATGTCGAACCCAAGATCGCCGGCGATAGCTTTCACGTAAGGTTCGGCCGCCTGCGCCGTATTCGCGACTTCAGTAGCAACGCCCGAGGCGCCTGCGCGTATCGCACGCTCGACCGGGTCTGTGTTCATCGCATCGTTCTGGTTATCCGCATGCGCCTTCAGGTTCTCCGTGAGCTTCGATGTGTACTTGTCCACATTCGAGATAACGCTGTCCAGGAACGACGGCGTCGGCACAGCAGGGGGCGGTGCCTTCGCTGCATCGATCGGGTTCGGAGGCGCAGGCGTTGCACCCACCATCGGGTGCGGCGCGTCCGTCTTCGGATCAGGCGCGTTGGCGGCCGCCTCCATCTGGGTGTTCACATCTTGTTCGGTGAGGGCCATTATTTGGTTATCCCTGCGCGAGCCTGCGTCGCAGCATCTTGCGCAGCTTTGATCTTCGCTTGGTTGAAAGCTTGCTGCCTAGCGAACTTCACAGGATCTGGCGATGTGCCGCTCGGCCCGTAGGTGTTTGTAGCTGTGGCCAGGCCGCGCTTCCACATGGCAACCTCTGCGTCCGCTGTCGTCGCCTGCCGGGCGTAGATCACGTTGTTCGCGACGCGCGGAGCCTGCGCATCCCGCTGGTCAACAGGGAGAGCACTCAGTTGCTTGCGGAAGTCGTCGTGTGCTTTGATGTACGCTGTCTTCTCCTCCCCGCTCATCGCGTCGAACCCGCCTGCAGGCATCTTCAGCTCGGCGTCGATATGCCGATCAGCATCCTTAATGGCAGGATGGCTTTCCCAAGTGTTCTGCTCGTTCGCAATACTCTTCGAAAGTTCGATCTTCTGCTGGCTGTTAATCGGCAGTTTGTCGATATCTTGCGGAGACCAATCAAACCGGTTCGGATTGTGCATCGCGAGGAACAGCTGCTCCTTGTTCGGCGGCGCATCCTGGCCCTTCGTGAGCATGCCGAGGATCGCGCGACCCTTCTCCGGCTCAAGATCGCCGTGCGCGATCGCGCGCGCTACCTGCGTCACATCGGTGTGGCCTACCGCGGCGAGCGCGGTGTACTGCGCATCGTTCTGCTCCCAGAGGAGCTGCTGCGCGGTCTTCTGCCCATTCTTCGTGTACATGTCAAGCAGCTTCTGCTGCATGATCTTCTGCTTCGCGAGGCCGTAGAGCGAGTTGAACTCGGTCTCGGAGAACACCGGCGGCTCGTCTGGGTTCGCAAGGTTCTCTTCGTGCGCGCGCCGGAAGTTCTCCACGAGGTTCACGACGTCGCCAGCTTGCCCCGAACCGTCGGCCATCTTGCCGAGTTCGCGGTCGACTTGCGTGTCGAACACTTGCTTCGTAATCTCGCGCGTCGCGTTGACCTTCATGGCCTCACCCTCGGCGTGGCTATAGAGACCAGAGTTCACGCCGCCGTCGATCTTCATGACCAACTTCGTGTGCTCATCGAGCGCCTGGAGCTGGTCCTGCGGGTTCGCGGAGCCCTGCAGGATCGCGACGCGACTTACCGAGCGGTCCACGTCTTTGTCGTAGATCTGCTTCTGCGTATTCTTGATCTCTTCGGCCTGGCTGCCGGAGAGCGCCGCAACGCCCGCGGCGAGGTGACGATTGTAAACTTCAGTCAGCATCGCCTGCGCCATCGGCGGCGCTTCCTTGACAGTCGCGTCGCGCGCGGCCGCGTAGGTCTGGGCGAACGTCGCCGGATCGTTGTTGGCCTGCACGCGAAGCTTCGCGGCGAGATCCTCGGCATGCACCTCGGACTCCATCGCATACGCGCCGGTCGCGGCGTTGTTGTACGCTGTGGAATACGCAGACAGACGAGTGAGGCCTGTCTTGTAGTTCGGATTGCCTGTGGCGCCCATAGCGGCGCCGGCGATCGCACCTGCCTGCGACTCGGCTTTGTCAGCGAGCTGGCCGGCGGAAGATGAGAACTGCTTCAGCGACTGCGACAGCTCCTCGGCCTCGGACGCACGGCCAGAGGTCGGCACGGAGGCAGCCGACATGAGCTGCTCCGGGCCTTGGAGCTGGCGGTAGTCTACCGGGCCGTTGTCGAGCGCCATTATAGTAACTTCGCGCCGGTGTCAAGCAGCGAGAGGCCTGCGCCCACGTTGCCGCCCTGCGACGCCGCGGCTGCTTGCGATCCGTACTGCTGCTGCTGGCCGCTGGTGTCCGCGGAAAGCGCGAGCAAGTCGTTTTGATTCTGGCTGATCTGCCGGCCTACGTTCGCACCGAAGCTGCCGCCCGTGCCAATGCCGCCCTGACCGGCCTGCGCGTTCTGCGAGGAGAGCGCGCGTAGCATGTTCTGCCGAATACCGATCTGCTTCTGTGCAGCCTCGAGCCCGGCCTGCCGGGCCTTGTCCTTCGCGTCGTTGCTCGCTGCGACGCCCTGGACGTGCTTCTCGTAAGCCCCGCCGATCCCGCTCAGAGCGGTAGCTGCGAGGGAGGCGTTGCCGAGCGTGAAGATTGATCCACCCGCGAGAGTCGCAGAAGCAGTTGCTCCTGAAGCGGCCGTGGCAAGGCTCGCCGCTGTGGCGGCGGTAAGATCTGCAGCGCCGGCGGCGGTGCCTACTGTCGCAGCCGCAGCGGCAGCAGAGGCCGAAGCAGCAGCGGCGGCATCTGCGGATGCCTCCGCACCAACAGCGGCAATCGTCGGAACCGAAATGCTACCCATTATTGCTCACCGGAAAGTTCGACGTCGAGGAACAGGATCTGCATAGGCAGCGGATCCACCTGAGTAAAGGTCACCATCTTGTCTTCTTCCTGATCCCAATTCGTGGATTCTTCCAGCTCGACGACGCCGGTGTACAGCGGCAGCGGGCCTGAGTCCATGCTGAAGTTGTCGAGCTGAGCGAGCTGCAGGAGGTTGCCGTTCGCGTAGAGGCCCTGTGTCTCGCGCACCTTCGCGCGGATCGCGACGATACGCTTCTTGTGCGTCAAGTTCGTTCCCGTCGGGAATCGCACGGTCTGCAACGGCATCGGCGTCACGGTCGGGTTGAAGTTCAGCCCGATCTCGACCACGCCGCCTGCTGTGGTGTAGACGACACCGCCCGAGGTGAGCGGGCACACGCCGCCGGATATTGTCTGCGTGTCGAGCACGTAGCCATCGGCGAGCACTCGCACCGACATGCCGTTGAGCCAAGTGAGCCCTGAGATCTGTGTCTGCCCTGCTGTTGCCGCGGCTGTGTAGTACGAGCAGTCCATATACGTGTTCTGCGTCGGCTGCTCTAGAGTGAGCACCGTCACGCCGTTCAGTACGCGCTGGACCAAGAAGAAAATGTTCTCGACGACCGCAACGACGTTCTTGTATAACCCCTGCGTCTGCCAGTTGACCCACGCCTGCACACCGACTTCTTTGCGCGTGTTGTAGACAGAGCAACTACCGCTCGGGTATGCGTCGAAGTCCGTGCTAGGGTTCGTGCCGTTGCAGACGAAGAGAAGGTTCAACTCCTCCTCGATCGCACCCTGCCAGGCCGCGATGTCCCGTACGTTGTAAATCAGGTTGGGGACGAGCGCAGACACGCCGAGCGAGTTGTACTGGTCGACAGTGTAGTCGAACTGGAAGTCGCGGATCGAATTCAGGTTCCGCTGCACGAAAATGATGTTGCCGTCGAGCATGACCGGCTTGATATGCGCGCCGCCGTACTGCGTCTGGTTCGTCGGTGAACTCGTCGGCACGACCGGCTGGTTCTGGTCGTTCACGAAGCGGAACTCACCGCCGGTCGTGAACACGCAGAGCGACTTGCCGGGGAAGAGTCCGTTGACCGCGTTCAACGCAACACCGTTCATGGTGACGTAGATCGCCTGATCGTCGAGACCTTGCGCGGTTGAGAAGTTAAGGATGCTGTTGACCCAGCTGCCAACGATTGACTCGGGCTGCGAAAGCAAGCCGCCGAAGTACATGCGGCCCTGGAAGAACGAGATCGTGCCGGGGTAGCCGCGCACGGGACTCCACACGTTCTCCTGCGCAGAGATGCCGACCTGGGTCTCTGTAGCGGTGGCCGTAGCGTTCGAAGAAAGCGAAGTGATCGCTATCGCGCCGATCGGCGCAGCGGCTGCGTTCGCGAACGTAACGGTGTAGGCGTAGCTGCCGTTACTTACGACCGACACACCTGAGAAGCCGTTGACAGCCCAAAGCGCCTGCACCGCAGTTTGGATAGCGGTGGCTGTAGTCGCGCCATCGCCTGAGTAAACGATCGGGCCGGTCGTATCTGTAAGCAGCGTGACCGTAAAGGTGTCGCCAACCACCCAGCCGTTGTTAAACTGGAACGTCTGAATATCGGAGGTTGGCGTCGGGCTCTTGCTGTCGGCATAGTAGACCTGCGGTATCAGGTCGAACACCATCGGAAACGCTTGAAAATTGTAGTACGTGCCGTACTGCGGCGTCGTCGACGGCGCAAGCGGGGAGGTCTGTCTGATTACGAACAGCGGCGCATAGGTCTGGTGCACGATGCCCATCGACTCTGCAGAGGCTTGCGCGTCCACCAAGGGCAGATCCGCGCTCGCGTAGGGCAGAGCGATCTGCTGCACGAGCCCGCCGGTATTCGCATTGAACACGTTGCCGCTGCGATCCGTTACGGCAATCAAATACTGCTCGCCGACTGAAACTTCGAATGACAGAAGACGGCCGCCGGACACGATGCCTGAGTCAGCCCACAGAGAGAAGTCGCCAATGCCTACGACGTCGGTGCCTAGGTTGGTTGCGCCCACGCGCGCGACGCGCCAGTAGCGGGCTGTGATCGGGCCGACGGCGCGGTACGTGTACCCCGGGCCGCCGTACGTGTCATTGCCGGCAGGCGTGCCGTTGCTGCTGTCGAGCTGCGGCAGGGCGCCCCCGGTCGGCACTGTCACCCACGTCGAGTTATCGGTGCTGTACTGGATCGCGAACTGTGTGCTGCTGGCGCCGGCCGACAAAGACAGGCCGACAACGTCTGCGAACAGCACCTGCTGCGCCGAGCCTAAATCAACTTGGACGACAACGTAGGGGTTGTTCGTGCTGATGCCGGTTGTCGTGGCCGTCGAGTATGTGCCCCACTGACTCGAGCCTAGCGCGACACCGGCAGTCGCAGGCGCGCCGGCCGAAACGTAGTAGCTGTTGCCCGCGGGCGACCAAAGAAACGTGCCGCCGTTCGGCACGGTGTAGGTGCCTGAAAGCAGGCTCAGCTGGTTCGGCATCGTCGCGCAGTACGGCATGCCGCGCCGTCGACTCACGCCGCCGAGATGGCTCAGCTCGACATTCGTGCCAACGAGCATGCTCGAGATATAAGCAGAGGTATCCACACGACCCTGCGTACGCGGGTCGAGCACTCCCGAAAGGAAGTTGCTCTGCGTTGTGTGGGTTAGAATATTCGCCATTATCGAACTTGGATGAACGGCCGATGCTGGAGCGGACGGTTCGGGCGCTGGCGCGCGTCGGCGAACATGGCGACCTTCCGCTGCACCTCGTAGGCCTGCTCACACTTCGTGCGATTGCTGTCCGACTCCGTGATCGGCTTGGCAACGTGTTTGGCAAGCGCCAACGTCACCAGCAGCGAGAAGTAGCTCGGCAGTGTGGACGGGTCGGGCTTGAATTGGTATTCGGCGATGAGCGCCGCGGGCGAGACGCTCGGGTTCGACACGATGTTCGTGTAGATGACGTTGCCGTAGATCTCGTAGAGCTTGTCAGGGCCTACGCCCCAGAAGCCTATCATCGATATGCAATCGGTGGGAATCTGCCAGGCATACTGCCACTCGTTGAGCGGGATGCCGTTGATCTGGGAGAGCTGACCTTTCTTGCACGAGAAGCGCCAGGGGTTGGCGGTCAGCTCGTTCTCATAAACCATATCGAACAAAGACGCGACGACCTGCGCGCCGTAGCGCGGATCGGTGATCGAGTTCAACGGCTTCTCGCCGGCGAGCACAAGAGCTGTGCTCATCATAGAGATCTGCGTCTGTGTGACGATCTGGGCTGGCGCGGTCATCGGTACAAATGCTCCCACTCTTGGCAGTCCCACGGGCGGGGCTTGCCATGAAATACTATAATCCGCGCATCCGCGGGAATCACCGGCTTGCGGAAAATGTTCCCGCCGCAGCAGTCAACCTTCCACGAAACCATCTGGCCGGGAAGCACATCCTGCCAACGCCGCGCATGCTTCAGGTAGTAGCGCTCGAGCAAGGGCTGGTCACCCTTGGTCTTGTACGTCTCCATGTACGTACGCGCACTTTTGCTGAAGTACTCGTAAGGCTCTGCGCGATCTTCTTCAGGTAGCAGCATCAGCGACGCCTGCAAGCCTTCGATATGCCTTTTGCCGTCGCGATAGAAGTCCCGGAGCAGCGTGAGGCGATTAGTGCTCGTAATCGCCTCAAGCGATCCGACAATCACGGTGTCGAGGTCCATCCAAAGAATCGTGCCTTTCATGGAAGGCGCGAACGCGTTCATCTTGATCCACCAGCCGGGCCATTCGTTCGGATCCGGGATGCAGTCGACACCCGGCACCTTCTTGTTCGTGATGCACACGAACTCGGTGAACGGCGCGTAGTGATCGCACTGGCGCTTCAGCGCCTGGACGTGCGCGGGCGTGAATTCGCCGCCGCTGTTCAATGCTGTGACGATCTTCATCGGTAGAGCCCCGAGAACATCGGCAAGTGCCACGGGCGACGGCGCCCCCAACAAATCACGATATCCTGCCCCGGGCGGAAGCCCTTATGCATCGCTTCCTGCGCTGTCGTCAGGCGACCCGGCAGGATGTCTTCCCAGTTTTGACCTGGGATCCGATCTTCCATGAAGCCCTGGTCGTACCGCGGTATGCGGTTGTCGTAGGACTTCTCGTAATGCGCCATGTGCTTCTTCGGATCCAGCAGCCACTCGTTCCACAGATACTCGCTGACGCCGTCCGGCACCCACAGCAGGCCGTTGCCGAACTTGCCTGGGCGGCTGTCCCGAAGACCGGTCATCGTGCCAGGCAGATGGCCTTCGAAGAAGTCATCGATCGGGCCGCGCACGACGGTGTCGAGGTCCATGTACAGGAACGGCGCCTCGATGCTCGGGCGGAAGATTTCCATCTTCAGCCACCACGTCGGCCAGTCGTAGTCGGCTATGACCGTCTTAACTTTCGGCACCGGCACATCGGCGATGCACAAGAACTCGACGTTGGGCGAGTGCTTGTGGATCTGCTTCTGCAGAGCCTGAACGTGGACCGGCGCGAAGTCCTGGCCGGAGCGCAGGATGGTTACGACGCGCATTTCAACGCAGTAGCCAACATATCGATGATCTGCTCCAGATGCTCGTCTGCCAGCTTCTTGTCGGCCTGCCGGAAGAAGCGACTCTCGAACACCGTGAGGTCCGGCTGCATCTTCGGCCGCGTCGCGCCCTGCGCCGGCATAAAGTGATGAGCCTCTTGGATCACGTCCATGCGCGGGCGGGCGATGCCTAGTCTGTACGCCACCTGCTCCCACACATAGTCGACGTACTGCGATTTAAATGCAGGGTAGGCGACATGCCCGAGCGCGCGACACAACCCCCCGTCGATAAACGGATGCGTGCACTTGTGCGCGTGGAGATCATCGCCCCACGACACGAACCCGCCGACCGTGGCAGCCGACAGGATCGTATCCCAGCCCTTCGTGCGGCCAATGCAGTCATCGCCGCCCCACGCGTACCAGGGCTCGTCGGGGAACGCTTCGAAGCCTGCGTTGGCTTTCCACACGAACCCGCGCATCGAAGGAACCTTCAGGCGCGTCCAACTCGCAGGGAGGCGTACGTTCTCGTACATCGCCCACTGGTCGGCGTCGATGACCACGACACCTTTTTCGGCAGGTTGCCCCACGTCAAAGAATCTCTGCAGGAGCGCAGGGCGCCCCCGTGTCGGCACGATATGCATCGGTCTTCTCCTCCGATGAAAAACTTAAGACTGCTGGTCGAACTTCGTCCACTTGCCGCTGTCACGGAGCGGGCGCACGCCGGGGATTGCGGTCACATCGACCTGCACGTTCTGCCAGTTCGGTATCGACTGCGTCGTGCCGAGGGTGGCGGTTCGCAAACGGATCCACGCGGGCAGGTTCGGCCCAAGACCGTTGCCGGCGTTGGAGCCCTGCACGAAGTTCATCACCGTGCGAAAGAAACCCTCCGGTGCGCTCTGCAAGGTGCCAAGAACGTACGTAGGGGCGGCTTGTGCAGTACCCTGGCCACGGCCAGCGCGCTTGTACACCCGATCTACCTCGGGGTATTTGCAGGCGCGTTTCAAACTGATCCAAGTTGCCATCTGTTATGTTCCGTAGGTTGCTGCGGTGAGAATGCCGCCCGGGGTGAGACCACCGGGAGTCGCCATCAGGCTCGCCACAAGCTGAGCTTGCGCGGCGATCTTCAACTGGATCAGCTGCGCGACGATCGGCGAACCGGTCGGCGCGTTGGTGATCGCGGTGCCGATCGCTGTCACATAGGCGTTGAGCGTGGTGTTGGTCACATCGCTCGCGGGAATTGCAATTGCCATCTAAATTTCCTCTTAGGACATCGTCGAAAGAACAGTTGCCGCGCTGATGCGACCACGCGCTGCGTAATGATTGAACAAGTCGTTTTGCGCGGCGGCCAAGGCAACCGTCAGCGCCTTCTGCGAAGCGCTCCCCGCAACTGCGGCTGAGACCGCGGTCGCGAGACTCGTGACGCGCGACGCCAGCGCAAGGCTGTTGATGTCGCCGTCCGGCGGCGTGCTTAGAGTCGAAAGGACCGCGGCAGGGCTCACACGCCCCGCGGCGACGTAATGGAGCACAAGTTCGGACTGCGCTTGCGCGAGAGCCTTCGTCAGCGCAACAGCACTTGTGCTGCCGACGGGTGCCGCCGTGAGCGCGGTCTGCACGGCCGTCACTTTCGTGTTGAGCGCTACGCTGTCTTTGTTGCCTGGATCTGGTGAAACTGCCATGCTAATTCCTTGAAGGTGGCTCGCCTACGATATCGCGGGTGAACCCGCTCATTGAATACACGTGCTTGAACAGAGGTGTCTCTGCAAGCTCCTTGAATCGCGTCCGGTACAGCCGGATGATCTTCGTTTCCTGCGTCAGCATCGGCGCGCCGGGCTGCGTCGAATACTCGCCCTTGTGCGGCGGGGTGATCACGCGGCCGCCGCAGAGCTTTCCGTCTGCCTTCGTGCCGGTCTCGCGGTCGTGCCCTACGCGGTAGCAGGCCGTCTCGTGAGGAACAACAGCCTCGCCGGGGAAATAGCCGCCACCATCCATAGGGCAGCCACAAAGAATCGCTTCATCGTAGCCGAGCCCGGTCAGCGCGATCTTGATCGCCTTGCTGGCCGATGTCGCGTGGAGCATGTAATCGATCGGCCACCAGTCGGTGACGGAAGGACAAAGCTCCTTCATGGCCTTGCGACGATGCTCCCATGTGCACCCGTGGAGCCTCCAGGGCTGCGCGTTCGGGAACTTCGCCTTGCGCTCACGCTGGAAGAACTCAGCTTTTTCTTCGTGCCCGGCGAGCACATGCTCGACGTTTTCAAACGCTGTGCACGCGCCGTTTACGAGGAACATCGAGGCGAACGGGCGGAGCTTCTGCGCGCGCTCCACGTCGTCATAGAGACACGGGGCCGATCCGACCACGAGTATCGACTTCACAGCTTCTCCTGCGAAAATTAGTCTTGGTCGTACGACAGCGGCTGATAATAACCAGGCACCATCTTCAACTGAACAACAATGCGGCCCCCAAAGCCGTAACCCGGATTCGTGCCGGCTCTAAACTTCGCCCAAACAGCGTTGCCAGAGGCCTCTGCCTGGGCGAGCGCAATGAACCAATTCATATTAGCCCGCGCCGTGTTATTCGCGTAGCCGGGCTGCAGTCGCTTGATCGCCGGCATCTGCAGCGCCACTTGCAACGGCACCCAGTTCGGTATCCATGTCGGGTTGCTAGAGAGCGACCCGGCGAGCGGCGGAAAGAAAAAGTTGACCCATGCTGCCTCTCCAACGCGCGACAGCGCGGAGGCGCGCTGCTTCACGAAGTCAAGCGTAGACAGGCCGCGGGCGTTCGCCTGCAACAGCCAAGACGAGACGCCAACCTTAAACCCGCCGCCTGCGGTGCTCATTAGCCTTGTGTCTCTCTATAGAAACCACACTGCAGCGTTGACGCTGTAGTAGTTGAAGGAATGAATACAAAGAACGGCACAACGCCGTTGAACAGTTGCGGGAAACCACCCGTCAACGCGTCGATCTGCGCCGGAACCAAAGTTGCGGTGATGATGATCGAAGCAAGCACGCGGTACAATACGAGCGCCTGTTGGCCCGAAGTCCACGATGCTTGATGCTGAATTGAAACGGTTGAGGCAACACCTGTACCGCCAGATATCAAAGGAAAGCGAAAGAACTGCCCGGAGGCCGTGGCCGCAGCGTCTGCCGACACTACCGAATTGGCGAGTGTGCCGTTGGCGTCGTTATAAACGAGCGTTTCAGTGGTCGAAGTGGCCGCGCCCATCGTGCCTTGATTCTCAAGGGCACATAGCACGCCGGTGCCTGTCACCGCACCGTTCGCATCGCGCGCAGGGAGCGCGGAGTTGACTATCGCTTGCGCGGTGGTTGCAGTTGCCAAAAGAGCAGTGCCCGCCGTGAGAGTGGCGTTCTGGTGAAGCCGATCGCACAGCTGCAAGACGCCAGCTTGACCGGCGATCATCGCGGAAAGTGAAGCGAGATACGCGTTCTTGCCGGATGCCGGGTTATAGTGCGGAAGGGCGCCGGCCGGTATGGTCGTGGAACTAGTGAGAGCCGCACCGCCGACTGTGGTGGTGAGAGCCGCGACGCCTGCGGCAGGAGATCCGCCGAGAAGCCATAAAGAATTGGGCACGCCTGCGACTAGAGTCGGGGTGACTGCCTTGTTGAATGTCCATCCGGCTTGCATGCCGGAGATCACGCCATCAAGAGTAACGATTGCCATTGGTCCCTTCCGAAAGGTGTGTGGGTTTCTAAAGAAGGCGGGAGTGTTAGTCCCCCCGCCGACAAGCTTAGTAGCTGTTCAAAGTCACGTTGACGACCGTCGCGTCAAAGCAATCGACGACGCCAGCCACGAAGGGCGGGACGACCGAGCGAGTGTTCGACTTGACGATCACGAGACCCGCGGCCCAACCGGAGGTCGAGTTCGCGCTGGTGACGAAAATCATATCGCCGACTTTGAGGCGGTTCGCAGCAGCGTTGAAATACCCGGAGGCAGTAATCACACTGTTGAGAGTCGCGGCCGAAGTGGCGTCCGTGGACCGGTAGGTCCAGATGGTCGGCGCGTTGTCGTTACCGACAGACGCACGGGCCAGGTTCGCATTGAATGCACCGAATGACATGGTAGTGTACCTCTAAATTATAAAGTGATGGCTTACGAGCCGTACACGCTGATCGACACGACGCCCAACGCGTCAATGACTGCCGAACCGCCCATGTAAATCGACTGGCTCAGCCAGGCCCCGTTGACCGGAATGAAGTCCACGCGAGACTGCGGCTCGATGGCGGTCGCGAGACCGGTCGAAGCTTTGTCCCAAGCGTAGGAGTACACGCAAGTCGTCGACGCCGTCGGCAAGCCGCCTTCCAAGCGATTCTCGATGATCTTGAACGTGAAGCCGAAGGCCTTCTTGTTGTCCAAGTTCGCGTCCACAAGGACGCGCATCGTCTGGTAGTCAGCGCTAGTGACTTCGATCTCAGCCAGAGCCGTCTCGAGGCCAATCGCAGTCGTCGCGAGGTAATGGTCTCCGCCGGCGGCCTGGTTCTGCATCAGGTAACGCTTGGCGTGGCGGAGCTTGTCGGCCGTGAGGCCCGTGCTCGTGCCGCCGTAGTTGGCAGTCACAGCGCCGGCAAGTCCGGTCGCGGTGTTCAACGCGTTGATGATCAGCTGGTCCTCGGCGCGGCCGATCGACTTCGCGAAGCTCTTGGCAAGCTCCATGCGCTCGTCGATATTCGTCTCGGCCTGGTCGAACAGGTCGGTGTAGTCACCGATGCGCCAGTTGGTCAAGGTCGCGAAGATCTTGCTATGGCTGGTGTCGTTCGGCGTAATGGCTTCAGCGGACGAGGTCTGCTGATAGGCCATGCCTGCGCCCATCTTGCGGAACGCGTATTGCTGGCCGGTCACACCGGTCTTGACGCGAACGCAACTGCGCAGCACGCCTTCGCCCTGGTACACCAGCTTGACTTCGGTATCGAACGCTGCAATCGCGGCGTCCGTGGTGGACGTGTAGACGCCACCCAAGTTGATTGACATGTGAAAATCCTCAATTTGATATAAGGGGGATAAAACTACTCGGCCGGCTTCCACGGCAGCTCTGCGCAGTTCGATCGGGGTCCCGTTTCCGGCCCTCTCTCACCTTAACTCTAGGCGGGCGTCACGCGGGCTCTTGCGAGGTCCCCGCGGCGTTTCCGCTTCGTAATTCACGGTGGCCCTTGCGAGAAGGCCGCCTAAAATTACTCTCTAAGAAATGTCCCCTTCGTAATCCTCGCCGCCCATGACCACCTCGTAGTTCCAGCTCTCGCCGGTCTTGTGGAGAGCAACCAGGCCGCCCTCGTCGAGGTCCAGCGCATCGGCATCGCCAAAGAGCGTCTCTCCGATCAAGCGCAGGTTCGCTCCTGAGCCCACGTAGAGCACCGGGTCAGCGCGCGTCGCGCTCTCGACCTGCTCGTTGAACCAAGGCAGGAACCGGTCGCAGAAACTGTTGAACGACTCTCCGCCCATCGGCGCGGTATCGGGCGAGTCGATCAGCTTCTGGACCTCGGGCCGTCCGTACTGCTTCTTCGTGCCGGCGATGATCCCGAGATTCCATGTCCGGCCGTCATGCGTCGGAACCACTTCCGGCTTGGACAACGTGCCGGAGGCGACTATGTACGCCGTTTCCTTCACGCGCTTCAGATCCGAGCACACGATCGTCTTCAGCGGGATCGTCTTCAAATACTGCTGCGCCGGGATCACGCTCAGACGGCCATCGTCCGACAACGGCATGTCGAGCCAGCCGTCTGAGCGTCGAGTCACATCGAGCACGGTGCTCCCGTGCCGCATCAAGTAGACCGCCCCGACACCCATGCTTGGGTTGTCGAGGAGGCTATTCTTGGTAGGCTCGGGAACCGTGTCTAGAAGGCTCGAATCCATCTACTATCCTCTGCGGTTTCCTTGCCGGTCTCTCGCAACGGGATTCGCTGCGAAGTACTCGGTGCGCTTCTGCTCAACCGTCCGACGATACGCCGGGTCGATCTCGTAGAGACGCTGGCCCTTCTCGTTCTTCGCCGCCTGCATCTTGTCGATCTCGGCGAGGCCGCCGGTGCCACCCTGCGGGACGTCGTCGCCCGGCTTCGGCATGCGGACCTGGCCGCTCTTGTTGATCAGCTGCTCGAGCACCTTGAATGTCGCGGCCGCTTGATGGCCGGAAGTCGCGGTGCGGAGCGTCTCGAAGCCCGCCGGGTCCAGGTTCGCCTTGGCCCACGTCACGACGTTGCTGATGCGGGTGTTCGCGTCCGGTCCGAGCGAAGCTTTCGTGGCGGCCATGCTCGGCGCCTGCGCTGCTTCGTACTGGGCCAGCTGGCCGAGCAAGTCGTTGAACTTCTCGTTGCTGACCTGATTCTTGACGGCCCAGTCCTTGAACCCGACCATCATCGGATGCTTCATGTCGACTTGGACGCCGGTCGGCAACTTGATTTCGTAGTTGCCATCTTTCGGCGCACCGACGAAAGCACCCATTCGCGACTCGAGCGCGACATAGGCCTCTGCCTGCTTCGCGACCGAGTTGTACTTGTCGCTCTTGAACCAGGCTGGCTTCTCGCCGACGCCCGGTGTCGTGTCATTCAAATTCCAAGCGAGTCCTGAGTTCGGCTGAGCGGCGAGCTTGGCCGCCTCGACGATCCGTTGCGCTTCCTCGAGCGTCGGCGGAACACCGGCGGCCGGAGCCGGCGGGGCAGCGCCATCGAGCAGTGACTCTTCCGCGGCGGGCGTCGGCGCCGGTGTGGCCGGAGCAACTGGCGCCGGCGCGGCGGGGGCTGGCGCAACAGGAGCCGCAGGCGCGGCGGGGGCAACTGGCGCCGGCGCGGCAGGTGCCGGTGCTGGTGCTACAGGAGCTACGGGTGCCGCGGGAGCGGCCGGAGCTGTATCTGGCATGTATTATCTCTCTGTGTAAGGCGACTGTCCGCCGTTTTTAGCAAACCCGATCTGCTGGTGTATCCCCTCGACGAATTCGCGAACGCCGTTGAAGTACGCCAACTCTGTAGCGCTGGCGGCCGGCGCTATCTTGCGACTGCGCACTGTGCGCGTCCAAAAATCCAAAATCTCTTTCGCGACGCCTGACTCGAACATCAGGTACTTCTGCGCGAAGATCAGGGCGGCCTGATCGTTTTCCTTCTTGTCGAGGATGACCTGCTCGTTCGACTTCGTGACGGTCGCGAACGGGTCATCGCCTTCTTGCCATTCTCCAAGGGCCATCGACTTCTCCTCGATGTTTTACTGTGTCGGTCCTAGCGGCGCCTGATTCGTCGTGTTCGGCGGCTGCGGATTCATCGCCGCATTCTGCTGCACCTGATTCGCCTGCTGCGCCTGCTGCGCGGCCAGGCCCGCTTTCACGAGCGCCTGCCGATCCGCGTCCGTCATGATCAACGACTCAGGCAAGCCTTTTTTGCGCGCGACCCATGCCGGGATATCTTTCGTCTTCAGGCCGGCCGCGAGCGCTTCGGGGCCGAGCGGCGCGAGCACCTGGAAGGTCTCTTGCAGCGCGATCACATCGTCCGTGTTCTGCGTCTTCGCGAAGGGGGACGTGTACTTGACCGCGACCTGCCGGCCATTGATCTTCATCTTCGGTACGATGCCTTTGCGCGTCAGAATAAAAAACCCGCGAGCGACGATCTTTGCGAGGAGTTCCGCTTGGATGCGGTTATACTCACCGTTCATCGCCCAGAGGCGGTTACGGTCGGCGACGGAAATTTCCGTTGCGCTTTTTACCGGACCCTCGCTGGGCTCTGGCCCGAGCAACGTCCTTCGTATGCGCTCGCGCAAATCCTTCATCATCTGCTCGGTGATGTTGAAGTTCGCCCCGATCTCAAGGGGCCGCAACGACGGAGAATTGTCCGCATTGCTCGCCACGGGGATAATCGTGTTCGGCGTGAGGCTGGCCGTGTATGGGTTCAGAATGCCATCGCTCACGCCCGTCATCGGAGGAGCGACCTGCAGGGCCGCCTGCGTCAAAACGAACTCTTGCATGCGGTCGACAGTCCGAGCGTCGCTCAACGCGAGCAGCACCCGCCCACGGCCATACGTCTCGCCCGCGACCTTCGAGGCTCGTGCCACGATCGTCGGGCTCGAAGTGCCGTAGTCGTAGCGCCAGATGATCGTCGGGCCGGCGGTGTCCAAGACCACGCCGTAAAATTTCTTCGTCTCAGGGTCG